CCAGAACTAACAATGTCAATAGCACTAACCTCTCCGTTAGTTACTGTTGCTTTTAAAGTTGGTTCTGTATATCCCTCTTTTGTGGGAAATTGTACTTTTACAGTGGGAGGATTACTTTCACTATATCCAGCACCACCACTAAGTAGTGAAACTTCCTTAATTCCATCTACCAGTGTTTTTACAGAAGCACTAGAACCTACACTAGAGTTTACACTAACCTTAGGAGGATAATCGAATCTATACCCAGAACCATTGGTACTTGGGATTACAGAACTAATATTTCCATTATCATTTACCCTAGCATATCCAATAGCACCAGAACCAAAAGATGGAATGGGTGCCTCAATTGAATATAAAGATAGAGATCTACCATTCAATGGTGGTGTATTGAATACAAAAATAGATCCATCAGTAAAATAATCTACCTTAGGTACAAGTAGTCTATTGTCATAAATGGCAAGTAAGAACTCATCTGCAACAGGTTCATACTTTTGGTTATTGACAGTCAGTTCAAACGTAGTTTTGTTATCACCAAAAGCAGTAGAAACATCATCAACTTTTACAATAGAATTTTCGCTAAAACCATTTAAATATGTGATACTAGTAGTACTGATATCATCAGAAGCTAATGCTGTCCTAGGAGCAGTTTCATAAACAATATTAGTTCCACTAATAGTATAATCTACTACTGGAGTTAAAGTTTTTCCGTAAACTTTTACAATAAGGTGTTGTGGTGAAGAAGGACCAATAGGATTATCTTGAGATACTAAAGGGAAGATGGTTCTCGTACCATCAAAGTCTCCCATATTGTTGGCAAGCAAAACCCACTTAAGTTGAACCTGAGGATAAGAAATACCAGGGGTTAATGCGATGTTTGGAGAAGATACGGTCTTCTCATAGTAAATTACTTCATCACCAATTAGAATAGAACCATTTTTCTCAAGGAAAGGATCTACAGTCTCAACAGTAATTGTTGTATCAGTTACACTAATAGGTTCAACAAGTTTACTAGCACCATCAAGAATACTGATATCCAACTTATCAATATTAAGATATTGAAGAAAATTATTGACGATATTTTGTCCTAATCCAGTCTTTTCTTGAGACTGGTAATAGTATTCAATAAATTTATTGAATAGGGGATACTCACTCTCTATAAACTGAGGAGTTTGATACGAGGAGACGTTTGAAACCTTATTGATATCCATCTATTTTTAAAAACAACTAGAAGTGTTTACGGAGCCGCTATTGTCTAATGGTGTAAGTTCAATGGTAGTTGGAATAGCATTGAATACACTTGGCGTCAAACTATTTAGAGGTATAGTAGTAGGGGGAGTAGTGCCGATTGGGGCAACTGTAACCTCGGGATTGATGATGTTAATAATCGTTCCAGGAGTAGATGCAGGAATGGTTGTACTGTTTGCTGGAATGAGCAATACTGGGATTTTAAGACCAGTTGGAAGTAGATCTAGATCAATAACCAATCCTGATCCAGTAACAGAATCTGAAAGATTGAGATTAGTAGATGGAGTGGTATTTACTCCTGCACCGATAAGATTGATAGGACCGAAACAAACTTCGCCAGTATCATAATTTACAGTTCCTGCACTATCACTCGTATAGACCTTTTTAGTGCCACTATTGTAATATGTTCTAAGATTTCCATATCCATCATCCTCAAACTGTTGATCGACACCAGGTCTATCAAAAGTCCTGAAAGTTCCCGATGATAGAATAGGTTCTTTTTTACATCCATCAGAACCATCAGAACCATCTTGACTGGGAGCACTATTATAAAGAGCGTTTCCAGTTGAAATGCAATATGTGTTTGTTTGATTTGTAGTAGGTTCAATATACTTCAAAAGAGTTGTTTGAACAGAAACGTCACTAATTGCAGAATCTGAAAGACTAATTGCTCTTTGAAAGTCCTGATTCTTAAATGTGGAGTTAAAGTTATTGATAGCAACTTGACTAGCCCACTCACCTATAGCATTCTGGATATTGGTTTTAATTGCAGATGAATTTGATCCACTTCCAGTATCATAGAGTGCAAAGATTTTATTATAAATGTAGATATTATCAGGATCAATAATAACTGGATCGATAGCAGCCATTGCATACTTTCTTAAATCAGCAGAAAGTTGCTTTTTAGTAATATCATTAAGTGTAGAACCTGTTTTTGTCCTTACTGTAATGAATACTTTTCCATAAACGGGAGGATTTAGAGAATCTCCACCATAGGCAACAACACTATCAGCATTGGCGTATAGTTTCTTTGCAATCAATGCATAATCTTGCGCTGTAACCGCCCTATACTGCGATGCATAGAACCTTGGAGCATTGTACTTAATAGACTCAATACTCTCTGCTGGAGACCCTTGCTGCGATCTCTCCTTGACTGTTACTGCTGCGACTGAACCAGAATATGCAGTATCAAAGGAATCTACCAATCTACCTATGAATGAGAATCTAGCAACTTCATTTGCAATTGAACCAACAGTAGTCAAATACTGAAGATCAATAACCTCACCATCTTTTACTGCTCTACCGACACTATCATCTCCAAATTTAACTTCATATCTCATATCTTCGCCTTCTGATACGAAATATGATTTGCTAGTAGAAGTTAAATTAGTAACAATATCAACTTTACTATAAATGTCTGATGCTGTAGATGATTCGTTAGATCTAATTCTAACAGTAAGAGTATCGATATCTACATCTTGAGATGGGATCGTATATACTTGTCTAGCAAACGTATTTACGATATAAGTGAAATTGAGGAGAGAACCCTCTAAAACTGTAACATTGTCAAATTCTGCAGAACCATCAGTTGTATTAACTGCAACGGTAATATCATTGAGAATATTCCAAATAAAACTACCACCTGTGCAAACTGCGCCAGCTTTTACTGTAATAGAACTAGGATAAACACCATTAACCTGAGTGGTCTGTACCTTAAATTTCAAACATGCTTTAGACGCCGAAATTGATCTTGGTGTATAATTTAAAAGTTTAGAGATATTAATAACATTATCTCTAACTGTAGACGACTGCAAAAATGCCTCATTCAATGCCATGTTTGCATTAAATGAGGTGTAGTAAGTATTATACGCCAGCATATCAATAAGATATGTCAAGGCAGAACCATCGAAGTCGTAATCTGAAAACTCGGTTCTTGTTCTTAGGTATGACTTGATAGAGGCTTTAATGTCCTCAAAATCTAAAGCTGTTAAATTATTTGGTTGCATTATTCAGGTCTCTGTAAAACAAATGAAATTGTTTCAACAATCGGTAACCCTACAATCCTATACTCAATAGTAACATTTAATTTGTTATTCTCGGTAATAGCAGTAACATCTACAGTTGTAAGTTCTACCCTAGGTTCATACTGATTAATGGTATTTATGATCTCATCCTTGATACTATCTGCTGTAAATGCATCTAGAGGTTCAAAGAGGAGATTATAAACTTTAGATCCGACTAACGGTTGAAAAGGTTTCTCACCTGGTTGCGTAAGTACTAAATTCTTAACTGCTTGTTTGATGGCATTATCATCTTTAATGACAGAGGTATCATCCGTAAAAGGATTCCTTTGCATTGAAATTAAAATGTCGGAGAAAGATCGAGACTTTTTAAAGTCCTTTCCCCCTAGTTCCTTTAATGCCATCTACACGATGAGATATATCTTATCTATTTATTCACCTTCCCTGACCACGATAACGCTTCTTGGCGCTATTCCTTGAGGTTGCAGCATATTTTGTATGCTTTCCCCTTCCTTGCCTACTTTTCTTAGGTGTTGCTTCAATCATGTTTGCCCCAGTAGGGGACTTTGCTCGTGTTGCCATTTTAAACTCCGATAATAACGTTGGGTGACCCGCCACCAATAAGAGACCTGCATGGGAATAGAGTTGTACCATCCCCTAAAGGATCTCCTACCTTACAAGCACGCCTACCATTAATCCAGACAGATTTAGTAGTTGCTAATGCTTTACGAGCATGACCAGTAGGTGGCTCTCTACCAGCTACTGATCCTACTCCAGTATATGTATGACACCACCAGGCATTTGTTGGTGCCACAATGGTACATTTACCAACTGTTCTAGTTGCTTGATAAACTGTTAGTGTTGGGTGGGGTGTGAGTAGATCTTGGTCTACAATAGGAATTATACCATTAATAAAGACATTTCGGGCTGCTCCCAATGGAGTTAATGGTAATAGTGGCGTTGGTAACCATTGTCCCATAACATCATGGACAGGACCTGGTAAATGTGTGATCGAAGGTAGATTACCAGGAGAACAAGGTGTAACAGGTCCTCCTCCAGGTCCTGGGTGCCAAGAACCTGCAGCACCTGCTCCATGTCCAGAACAGGATCCCATGTATATTGCGGCAAATGCTGTCATAGTAGTCTAAGTGGTGTAAGGATTTCCATATGCATCACATGCTTCACGAAAAGTATTACCAGAACCCGTCATATCATGTAGTATATCTAAACCCCCAGTTGCACTCCAGTTCCTACAACCGCCTCCCAGAGGTCCTACAGGAGCAGCATATGTAGTTGTCGTGGTAGATCCATCAGCGTTGGTTGTACTGCTTCCTACAGATGGTACAGGGGTGCATGGTACATGAGCGCAACCTGGTTGAGCAACCTCACAACTAAGAGTAACGTCAATCATAATAGATGAAGTTGAGTCTGGTCGAAATTGTTTCATCAAGTATTTAGTGTAGGTTGACGCAACTGGAAGGTCATTAAATGTACCTTGGACTGTTTCAATCAATGCTTCGGGACCAATTGTAACATCAGGGATCTGTTCTTGCACCAATGCATCGGAATGTGCGATCCTTTCGTTGGTTTCATCTAAGTGACCTTTCAAAACAGCATCCGTAATACTACTATCAAAGTCAACAGC